CAACCGCACGATGCAAGAGACCGTGAAGAAGCAGGCATACAAGAGCGTGACCGTCACCACACCCGGCGGCGGGCTGGAAAGCGTGGAGGGCGAAAACTACAGCGCTCTCCCCATTGTGCCGCTGTGGGGCTCCGACCTGCACCAGAGCACCCTTGTGGGGCTGAAAGCCTACATTGACAACACCGATCTGGTGATGTCTGGCTTCTGCAATGACCTGCAGGACTTTTCGCAGATCTACTGGTTGTGCGAGAACTTCAACGGCATGACCGATGACGAGCTGCAGGAGTTCCTTGTCAAGCTGAATCTGTACCACATTGCAGGCGCAGACACCAGCGAGGGCGGCAAAATCACTCCCTACACCACTGAGATTCCTGTGACGGCCCGGCAGGCTCTGTTGGAGCTACTCCACACCCGGGTGTATGAGGACTTCGGCGGGCTGGACGTGCATTGCGTGAGCGCGGACAGCACCAACGACCATCTGGATGCAGCCTATGAGCCGCTGAACCAGAACGCGGACGACTTCGAGGCTCAGGTCAAGCCGTTTATCCGTCAGATCTGCGCACTGGCTGGATTTGACAATGCTATGCCGGCATTCAACCGCAGCAAGATCACCAACACAGCTGAGCAGGTCGCAACGGTAATTTCTGAGGCACCGATCATCGGGCAGGACGTGGCAATCGACCTGCTGCCCAACCTGACCCCGGAACAAAAGGAGCGGGCCAAGGCCGCGCTGATGGCTGAGAGCGCAACAAGGGAGACCGTGGACGAGAACGAGGAAGAGGAGGAGAACGAGGATGAAAACTCATGACAGGATGAAAATCTTTTTCTGGATTTCCTTTGGCGTGTGCGTTGCGCTTATCATTGGAAGCGTAATTTTGAACGCCGTTTTAGCTGTTTACTACGTCAAAGGCGTTTTTAGCGCAGATATGCCTGAATGGGCTAAATGGGCGCTTGTGACTTTTGCAGTGTCATGAAACAAACCGACCGTGACCGTATCTCTACCCGCCAGCTGAACCGCCTGCGTCGCCGCATCCTCCGGGTGTACGGCACTGCCCGCCGGGAGATGCAGGAGCAGCTGACCGAGTTTCTTGCAAAATATAAGCAACTGGACGAGCGCAAGCGGGCGCAGCTGGATGCAGGCGAGATCACCGAGGATGATTACCGCATCTGGCTGCAAAATCAGGTCTTTCAGTCCGATTTGATGCGCCAGAAGCTGGACGGCATCACGCAGACCTGCACCACAGCCCAAGAGACGGCCTACAAGCTGGCCCGGGACGAGCAATACAACATCTTTTCTTTTGGCGCAAACTGGGCCTTCTACGAGCTGGAACAGGCCGCAGGCGTGACGTTCGGGCTGACCCTGTACAACACCGAAGCGGTCAAGCTGCTGCTGAAGACGAACCCTCGCATGGTGCCAAACAAGCGCATCAAGAGCGAGAGCAACCGCACCTATGACGCACGGGTGTTCAACCGCTACGTCATGCAGGGCATCGTGCAGGGCAAGAGCGTCCACGACATCGCTGTGCAGGCCGTTAACGGCATGGCTGACACGGAGATCCACTGGGCCATGAACAACGCCATCACAGCCCTTACCAGTGCCCAGAACGCCGGGGCTTTGCAGCAGATGCGCAACGCCCAGGCTTTGGGCATCGAGGTCAAAAAGCGCTGGAACTCCACCCACGACTACCGTACCCGTGAGATGCACCGCCTGCTTGACCAGCAGACGGCAGAGCTTGACGAGCCGTTCAAGGTCATGGGTTACGAGATTCAGCGCCCCGGCGACCCCAACGCAGCGCCGGAGATGGTCTACCACTGCCGTTGTGTGCTGTCCTCTGCGCTGGGCAAGTATCCCCGGCAGAACGCCATGCAGCGGGACAATGTGACCAAAGAGGCCACCCCCGTCATGGATTACACCGAGTGGTATAAATCCAAGGGCGGCAAGGAAGCCGAACAGATGTGGTGGACAGAAGAGCGCAAGAGAAAGAAGGAACGAGAATGAAGCATAAAAATAAGGCCCTGCCGCCCGGCAGAGCCTAAATGTCAATCAGTAACACGCTCTCCCGATGGGAGAACAAAAGAGCTTTCAAACGTACATCCTACGCATTCGGCAACGGCTTTCAGCTCTGCCGGGGTGAATCCTTCCCGCTTCATCTTTTGCGAAAATGCCTGCGGGCTTGAGCCACAGCGCCTTGCAAGCTCTGACACGCTGATATTGAGTTTGACACAAAGGATTTTTAGCTGTTCAGAAGTGGCCATTCTTAACACCTCTCTTTCTATATAAGAGTATAAACAATAATGTTTGCAATGTCAACAGTGCTATTTCAAATTTATTTAGAAATATTTACACAAAAGCATTGACAAACCAAACGAAAATGTTTATACTGCATCTTGTGAGCAAGAGGGGCGGAAAGGAGGACGCCCATGAAGTTCAAGGATTTCAAGAAGCTGAACCGCGAAGAACAGCACCGAAAGTTTGAACAGTACAAAAAAGAGTGGTTAGCTACTCGCCATAGCTAACCACTCGTAAGCCAGAGAAACCGTATTCAAAAAGCTCCTCTTACTCACATTTTATTTTTTTATAAGCGATTTGTCAAGTAAAATGTGAGGTTTTAGCAATGGAAACACCAAAAATCACGAAGGTGGAGCTTGAACTGGATGCTGTTTCTGGCGAACTCCGAGTAATGCACGACCTGTTGAACATCTTTGCCAACTGGTTTGAGGAAACGCACAAGACCGATATGATCAAGCGGGAGCGCACCAGCGAGCTTGTGAGCCAGATTTGGCGGGAAGCCCCGATGTACAGCTCTATGCTGACGGCCTTGTTCGCATCCCTTACCGGGTTGGAAAAGGAAGTAGACGAAGTGCTTAACTATCAAATTGCAGAACAAGAGGTAAACGCATGAGTAACATTCAGATTTTCAACAACCCCGAGTTTGGTGAAATTCGCACCATCGACCAGAACGGCGAGCCGTGGTTCGTCCTCAAGGATGTGTGTGAATCTTTTGGCGAGCAGAATTACAGACGTGTTTCTGCCCGTCTGGATGAAGAAGAAAAGGGTGTGTCGCAAATTGCTACCCCCGGCGGGATGCAAAATATGACTGTTGTGAGCGAGGCAGGACTGTATTCCACTCTGTTCGCAATGCAACCTGAAAAGGCAAGAGGTGTTGACGAAAGCTATATTGCAAAGCGTCAGGAACAGCTTAAGCGCTTCCGCAAGTGGGTCACGTCCGAGGTGCTGCCCTCCATCCGCAAGAATGGCGGGTACATTGCCGGACAGGAACAGCTCACCCCGGAGGAGCTGATGGCAAAGGCGCTGCTTGTGGCAAACAAGACCCTTGCAGACCGGGAGGCCCGCATTTGTGAGCTGACCGCACAGAACAGCCAGCTCACCGTGGAGAAGCAGATCATGCAGCCCAAGGCCGAGTATTTTGACGAACTGGTTGACCGCAATCTGTTGACCAACTTCCGGGAGACCGCCAAGGAGCTGGGCATCAAGCCCAAAGCCTTTGTGGCATGGCTGCTGGAAAAGAAATTCCTTTACCGTGACCAGAAAGGCAAGCTGCTGCCCCGAGAGGACAAGAACAACGGCCTGTTCGAGGTCAAGGAAGCCAAGAACGACAAGACCCAGTGGAGCGGCGTGCAGACGCTTATCACTCCCAAAGGCCGAGAGACGTTCCGGCTGCTGTACCTGTAACTGAAACCTCATCGCAAAACACAAGGGGGGCGGCGTTTTACCGCACCCCTATCAGTAAAACCCAATAACCAACCCTGCCCCACACCGGGGCGGGGTTTTGTTATACATGGAGTAAACCATGAACTTTAACTACGACATCAAATTCACCGACAACACCCCGAGGCTACATGAGGCACTGGACTCATGGGCAGAGCGGGTGCTGACCATCTGGGGCATGAAGGTGCAGGACTACGCCCAGCTGCTTGTGCCTACTGGCACGGCAGACAGCACGGGCATTGAGGGCTACGTGGGCGGTGCGCTCAAGCAGAGCCTGACCTTTGCCCTCGACCTCGCCAAAAAGACCGTGACCATCGGGTCAAATCTCTTTTACAGCGTGTATGCGGAGCTGGGCACGGGCGTTCACGCCACAAACGGAAACGGACGCAAAACGCCGTGGGTTTGGAAGGACTTCAACGGCAAGTGGCACTTTACCCGGGGTATGAGAGCAGCCAACGAGGGTAAAGGATTCCTCCGCCCGGCGGTGGAAGAACACATTGACGAGCTGCAGGAGATCGCGGTGGAAGAAGCACACAAGGAGGTGTAAGCGTGGACAAAAGCGAAACTTGGAACGAACGGCTTCAAGCCGCTATAAAAGCACAGGAAAAAGGCGAAAAAGTCAAAGAATTGTTTGCAGCTGGCGCTCAGGCACGCAAAGTGCTTCAGGAAATGTGTGATAACACATACGGCGAGGGCAAAGCCAAAATTTCTGTTTTTGTCTATGTTCCGGCCGAAGCGCAGGACTATCCTACAGACACAGACTGTGAATTTTCGCTCTAAAACTAAATACTCAGCGGTTGGCGCACAGCGTCAGCCGCTTTTTTATGCCGCTTTAGCTCAGTCTGGCAGAGCACCGGACTTTTAATCCGGGGGCCGTGGGTTCAAGCCCCACAGGCGGCACCACGCCGGCAGCACGTCCGGCAAATAAACCTTATTGCCAAGCATGGCAGCCCGAGCAAGGGCGGAAAGGACTATCACATGGCACTCGAACGCAAGACTCTCCGGGCGATTCTGGAAGATGAAACGACCGACACCAGCGGCAAGCTCAAGAAAATTCTGGACGTGCTGCATGAGGAAACGGACACTTTGCAGGACCAGCTCGTTGAGAAGAACGCAGCCCTCGCCAAAGCCGAAAAGGACCGCGATGCAGCCAACAGCGGCAAGGAAGCTGCTGAAAAGGCGCTGACCGACTACAAGGCCCAGCAGACCCAGAAGGACACCCACGCAGCCAAGGAAGCCAAGTTCCGGGAGCTGCTCAAGTCCGCCGGGGTGCTGGATAAGTATGCAGACCGCGTTGTGCGGCTGTCCGGCGAAGACATCGACAAGTTGGAGCTGGACGAAAAGGGCAACGTCAAGGACGCCAAGAAGCACGCCGACAGCCTGAAGGCTGATTGGAGCGACTTCGTAGGCACTACGACCACCACCGGCGCAAAGGTGGACACCCCGCCCACCAACACCGGCTCCAAAATGACCAAAGACCAAATTTTTGCAATCAAGGACGCTGGCGAACGCCAGGCCGCGATTGCTGCAAATGCCGACCTTTTCACGGGCGGCGGAAAGGAATAACACATGGCAGCAAAAGAAAACCTTATCGTAACTACCGACATTACCGTCAACCCCCGAGAAATCGACTTCGTCACCCGTTTCCAGCGCAACTGGCAGCATCTGCGCGACATCATGGGCATCATGCGCCCCATTCGGATGCAGCCCGGCACTACCCTCAAGAGCAAGTACGCCGAGGGTACGCTCCAGAGCGGCACTGTTGCTGAGGGCGAGGAGATCCCCTACAGCAAGTTCACCGTCAAAGAAAAGACATATGCTGACATTACTGTCGAAAAGTTCGCCAAAGCCGTCTCTCTGGAAGCCATCAAGAAGTACGGTTACGATGTCGCCGTTCAGAAGACCGATGACGAGTTCCTGTACCAGCTGACCGCGAACGTCACCGACCGCTTCTATAAGTACCTGAACACCGGCACCCTGAAAGGCACCCCCAAGACCTTCCAGATGGCTCTGGCGATGGCCAAGGGCAGCGTTGAGGACAAGTTCAAGAACATGCACCGCACCGTCACCGGCGTCGTGGGCTTCGCCAACATTCTGGATGTGTACGAGTACCTGGGCGCGGCCAACATCACCGTTCAGAACCAGTTCGGCTTCCAGTACATCAAGGACTTCATGGGCTACAACACCATCTTCCTGCTTTCCAGCGGCGAAATCGCGCGTGGAAAGGTCATCGCAACCCCGGTGGACAACATCGTCCTGTACTATGTTGACCCCGCCGACAGCGACTTTTCCAAGGCCGGTCTGGTCTACACCACTGCGGGCGAGGCAAGCAACCTCATCGGCTTCCACACTCAGGGCAACTACCACACCGCGGTCTCTGAGAGCTTCGCCATCATGGGCATGACCCTGTTCGCTGAGTATCTGGACGGCATTTCTGTCCAGACTATCACCCCGGGCGAGTAATCGCCCCTTTTGAGTAGGAGGCATCCGATGACCGTCCCCGAGCTGTGCGTTTACACGCACAATTTTTTTGACCGGGCGGACGACCCCATTGCCGGGGAGTTTGCTTTTGATCCGGACACCGTTCCCGCTGGGGTAGCCCCGGGGCAGTATTTCCTCGTGTGCGGCTCTATCTTCAACGATGGCGTACACAAGGCCGGGGACGGCGATCTGACCGCCGAAACCTTCACCGGCACGGTGCAGCCTATGCGCGTGCCGCCTGATTTTGTGGCGCTGGCTGAAAAAATCGACGCATACGACAAGGCGCTCCCGGCCGGCGGTGTGTATGTGTCCCAGTCCTTCGGCGGCTGGTCCGGCACGATGGCTACAGGTGCGGACGGCCTGCCCGCAGACGGCAAGGTAAAGTTCCGGGCCGAGATTAACCAGTGGAGGAAGATGTGACATGGTCAATTCGTTCACTGCATCCACCGTGATGCAGAGCTTTACCCAAAAATACCGTTTTCAGACCCGCAGCTATGAGCCGGACGGCGTGGGCGGCTTTGTGTCCGGCTGGACGGACGGCCCGGAATTTGAGGCCGTGGAGCGCCACGACACCACTGTGGAAGCTCAGGTAGCAGAGCAGGCTGACACGGCATCTACCTATACGCTGCTGGTCAACACCGGTGTGCCGCTGGCTTTCCCGGACTACATCAAGCGGGTGAGCGACGGGCAGACCTTTCAGGTGACGAGCGCAGCCGATGAGGGCAGCGCTCCGGAAGAATCCGGCATGGGCCTGCGGGCCGTGAAGTGCAAAAAGGCGGTGCTGCCGTAATGGGACCGTCTGAGAGCATCAACCGGGCGCTGAACGCCTTTTTTAATAGCTTTGGCATCCCCGGCTATCTGGAAGATAATATCCCTCCCGGCGCAGAACTGCCGTATCTGACCTATCAGCCGACAATTCCCGGCGGGTGGAACGAAACGACATCCTTCCACGCCCGGCTGTGGTACCCCAGCAAGGGCGGCAGAACCCCCATTCTGCAAACAGAAGATACGATCAGCGCGGCCCTCGAGGACAGCATAACGCTTTCCTGCGAGGGCGGCGCTATTCTTTTGCAAAAAGGCACCCCATGGGCACAGCCCCTCGACAACCCGCCTGAAGGGTATCTGTGCGAATACCTTATTTTTGAACTTACACGGCTTATACCGTGAGTAAAGGAGCAATATGGCAAGAAAATTTTCCAAAATTTCGCAGAAAGCGTTCGAATCCATGCAGTTCAACGCAGGCATCGTGGTCAACAAGTTTGATGTAACCGGCGAGACCGAAGTTCAGGACGCAGACATTATTACTGCCACGACCGGCGGCATCACCGCGACCTGCAAGGCGAACTTCACCGATCTTGGCGAAGACGTGGACAACGCCCAGAAGAACACCGCAGAGCTGATGCAGATCGAGGACTACGACTGCACGCTGGCTTTTACGGCCCTGAATGCCACAACGGACGTTATCAAGCTGGCGATGGGCGCTGCGGATGTGAGTGACAAGAAGGTCACGCCCCGCATGACGCTGAATCCCACCGCCAGCACCGGCGACTTCAAGGACATCTGGTGGGTTGGAGACACGCTGGATGGCGGTATGGTTGCAGTCCGGCTGATGAATGCACTGTCCACCGGCGGTTTGACCCTGAAGACGACCGACAAGGGCAAGGGCAACATTGCAGTCACCCTGACCGGCTGCCCCCGTCTGGGCAGTGACGTGGTGCCTATGGAGTGGTACTACAGCCCGAAGGCTGCGGCATAAGGAGGTTACAACATGAAAACTCTGAACCAGATGGACGAGACCGAGTTCCTGCGGCGCTGCTGGCTCATCGCTGACGCGGTGTCGGACCTGCTGACCAAGACCAAAGTTATGGATCTGCGCAAGGTCATGCCGGTTTTCAACGGTAGCGAGACCGAGGAAGAAAAGAAGCAGAAGAGGGAAGAGCAGAGCCGAAAAAACCTCAAAGCAATGGCAAAAAGCCTGTTCTTTGAGAACGCTGAGGCTACCGCCAAGCTGCTTCCGCTGCTCTATGAGCCGGACGTGGACAAGGACGGCAAGCCAGAGACTATGACGCCGTTCAAGACCCTGCGCGTTATCACTGCCACCATCGAGGACAAGGACGTGCTGGATTTTTTGTTATCGTTGGCGAAGCTGGGCCAGACGAGTATCGACGCCTGACTTCGTCCATTCGGCTCGATATGCTGCGGCTCGTCGGCAAGCCCTACATTGTCCAGCACATTATGAACACCCGGCGGCAAGAGGCTGTTGCTTTGAGCTACCGGGCATACATGACGGACACGCTGGCAGGCTTCGCAGGCGTAGAAGAGCGCTGGGCTGACCGGGTGGCGGGAATCATCGACCCCCGCCCCTTAGAGCCGCAGCAAAGCGCCGAAGAAGTGATACAGAGAATCAAAAATGGCTTGAATGGGGGTGAGGAAACCTGAAACTTTTTGAATTGAGCGCCACCCTCGGGCTGGACGACAGCGCCTACCGGCAGGGCATCCAGAATGTGCAATCCGAGACAAAAAAGACCGTTTCTTCGCTGTCAGGAGAGTACAGCAAGGCCGCGAAGGCCGTAGTAGAGCTGACCAGACGTTACAACGAATCGGTGGGCAAGACCGGCAAAGCGTCCTCTGAGACCAAAAATCTCAAGACCATGTTGGCACAAGCAGAAGCACAGCTCAGGGCAACCACGACCGCGCTGAAAGCCGCAAACAACGGCATGGATGGCTTTGCCAGCTCCACGGAGAAAGCATCCAGCAAGTCTCTGGCCGGTGCCATTGCGCAGGGCACGGTCATGGCGGGCGTTTTCTCGAAGCTTTACTCCGCTGCGCTCAGTGCCGCAGAGGGATTCATCTCTTCCGGCATTTCGTACAACGCGGAAATCGAAAAATACACCACCGGCTTTACCAATATGCTGGGCAGCGCAGAGGCTGCGAACGAGGCCATGAAAGCCATTCAGGAGGACGCCGCCCGCACGCCTTTTGATGTGGCATCGCTTACCGAGGCAAACCAGCTGCTTATCAGTGCCGGTGAAAATGCCGGGTATTCCCGTAAGCTCATTATGGCACTGGGCGATGCTGTCTCGGCCACCGGCGGCGGCAATGTGGAGCTGTCCCGTATGGCGGGCAACCTTCAACAAATCGCCAACGTGGGCAAAGCGACGGCTGTAGACATCAAGCAGTTTGCCTATGCTGGCATCAATATCTATCAGGTTCTGGCGGACTACACCGGAAAATCGGTGCAGGATGTCCAGAACATGACGATCAGCTACGACCTGCTTTCTGAGGCCCTTATCGCGGCCAGCGAAGAGGGCGGGCGCTACTACAACGCCATGGATGCCCAGAGCCAGACCATGAACGGCCGCGTGTCTACCCTGAAAGACAACGTGAGCCAGTTGGCCGGACTCATGACGGGCGATTTGTCCAACGGCATCGGCATGATCATCTCAAATCTTAATGATATGACGGTGGCCGCGCAGGAAGCCTACAAAACCGACGGATGGACGGGCCTTATCGGGGAGATAACCGGACTTTCCGGTGTGATCGACAAGGCAAAGTCCTCACTTGTTGGCCTGAAAGCTGTCGCTGATTCCTTCAGAAAAGGCGAAATTTCGCTTTTTAGTGGCGACTGGGATGCTGTGTACTGGAATGCATTTAACGCTGACCAGACAACAAAACAGGGGGAAAAGGACTGGGATAAATCTCACGCTGGGATGGTGTGGGACGAGAATGACGGCTGGGTGCCTGCAAAGTCTTCCGGTGAAAGCAAAAGCTCTATTACCACTTCGCCCACCACAACCACGACCACAACCACAACTCCAACCCAAAAGCACGTCGCCGCTGATACCAAAAAGCTGGCCGACACCATCAAGGAGACCTCGCAGGAGATCCTCGCCGGTACTGGCAACATCGTCGGCAGCATCCAGCGCGTGACCGAGACCGCTGACAACACCTACAACGTCTACGACGGCACCACCAAGGAGCTGAAAGGCACCACCAAAGAGACGGTGCAGACCATCACGGACTCGTGGACTGAGGTAGTGGACGGCACAGAAAAGACCATCAAGAAAATCACAAAAAACGTGACCGATGCGGCCGGAAAAGTGACGACCACGACCACGCAGACGTGTGACAAGGTGGTTTTGTCTGTCTCTGAGATGCAGAAACGCATCGACAATCAGCTCAGCGAGGCACAGAGTGAATGGAAGAGCGGCATCATGGGGACGCTGCAAAGCACGATCTCCGACCTCAAAAACGGCAACTGGTCGGGCCTCGCCACAGACTTTGCAAAGCTGGTGTGGGGCGAGGTCACGCAGGAGCAGCGAAACATCATCTCCAAGTGGCTGACAGACGCCCTCACGGCGGTAAATGACAGCTACTCCGGAGGCGGTCTGAGCGCGGCGAAAGACACCATCAAGGCACTTTTTGGCGACGGCATCGCCGAGGGCGCTACCGAGGCAGGCACAGCCGTCAAGAGCTTTTCCCAGATCCTTGACGGTTTGAACGCCTCCGGAGGCGTGGGCACAAAGCTGGCGGGCATCGCTGGCAGCTTCACCAATGCAGCAGGCACCATCACAAAGGCTCTGAGCGGCATTGTGGGCTTCATTGTGTCAAACCCCGTGGTGGCGGTCGTCCTCGGCCTGACGGCCCTTGTGGGCGGCGCTGCGCTGTCTGCGTGGTCGAAGAACAGGGACGAGAAGCTCGCAAACAACTACGAAAGCCCCTTCAGCAAGACCCCTGTGTACGACTCGCTGGCGGAGTTTTCTTACCGTGCCGACCAGTTCAACCGCTACAAGGGCCTCACGGCGTCGCCCTTCAGCGGCGGCCAGCAGGACACCACCGGCAGACAGCAGCTCAGTGTGCTCCAGCGCATCTCCAACTCGCTGGATGAGCATCTTCCCGCCATCGGCACCGGCACGCTGGTCATCGACGCCAACGGCGTGCAGGCTCTCGCCGGCGCGATGCAGCCGACACTTGTGGACGGCATTGATGGAGACTTGGGTATCCGCTCGACCCGGAAAGCGAGGGGAGGCTAAATGGCAGCATTACAGGGCGTCAAAATCGGAGACCACCACACCCTCAAGGACTGGGGGCTTTACCTTGTGGTCGGTGGCACAACCGTCGGCCCGGCAGAACCGGACGAAAGCCTTTTGGTCAAAGTGCCTTTCAGCGACCGCATTTTAGACCTTTCCAAGTCGATGGACGGCAAAGTCCACTACACCCAGCGCAAGATCACCATCACGCTCAAGTGCGTAAAGCCAAAAAGGCTTTGGCCCAAGGTGCAGAGCACGCTGGAGAACGCGCTGCAAGGGCAATGGCTGAAATGCGTTTTCGATGACGACCCGGCATGGTACTGGGAGGGATTCTGGACGGTCACACCCCAAAGCCGCGACCGGTGGGAAAATGTCTTCACCATCACCGGCATCTGCAACCCCTATAAGACCAACACCACCGCAGCGGCGGGCGCTGACTGGCTGTGGGACAGCTTCAGCTTCGAAGAAGACACCATCTATGACACGCCGACGGAGGTGAAAAGCCTGTGAGCTACAAAATCTATGCCGGTACGCAGACCGCCGTAGGCGAGTGGGACACCAAAGCGTGCATCTACGACCCTGCGGCGGAAGATCTGCGCACCACGGCCACCATGCTCATCTCCCCCACCCTTACCCGAGAGGCGGGCAAAGCAGGCAGTCTTGAGTTTACCATCCCGCTGGGCAACATCGCCCACTCTGCGCTGCAAAAGCTCAAGACTATCGTGGAGGTAGAGCAGGACGGCAAGACCCTATGGCGTGGGCGGGTCATGAGCCACGAGATGGATTTTTATCTGCGGCAAAAGGTGTACTGCGAAGGGGAGCTTGCCTACTTCAACGACAGCTCCCTCGTGCCATACAAGTACACGGACATCAGCATCAAGGAATTTCTGGCCAAGGTCATCAGCAACCACAACGGCCAGACAGACCAGTACAAGCGCTTTGCTCTCGGCACCGTAAATGTGTTTGAGGATGGCCCACAGGAGTCTTTTCAGACGGTCTACATGGGTAATTGCGTAGTAGAACACCATAGAGACAGCGACGGAGACAATGAGTATTGGTTGGAGGATGCTGATAAAAGGTGGATATGCGATGTAAACAGCGACTCCGTTCCAGTTGGGGAGTACATTAACAGAAATAATGCGATATGCGTTGTCTCCTATGACAGTACTTCTTCATACACGGTGGAGCGAAACATAGCCTACAAAAACGGCAATTTTTACTCACTGAGCGCTACGCAGAAAGACTCGAAATACATTTACACCATCGGCACCACCCCGCTGACAGACTGGAAGCTGACCGATGACGGAACGATTCAGCTCTATAACTCCAGCACGGGAGGCTGGTCGACCTGCACTGGTTACTATCTGCACGACTTCGACGCCTCGACCAACGAGGCCCTCGATTTTGGCGATGGAAAAAACTTCGGCACCACGTGGGACATCCTGCAATCCGAGCTGACGGACGTGTACGGCGGCTACTTTTCCGTCCGCTACTCTGATGACGGAAAGACCCGGTATCTGGACTATCTGGCCGATGACGGCATCACAGAGACGAACCCGCAGCCTGTGGAATTTGGCGTCAATATGCTTGATTTGACCAACTACGTCAAGGCCGAGGACATTGTCACCCAAGTCATCGCGGTGGGTTACAAGTCAAAGGGCTGGTGGATCTTCAAGAGCACGAAGACTATCAGCCAGACGGCCTACGACTTCGAAGCTCAAAAAGTCTACGGCGTCATCACCAAAGTCATCGTCCTCGACGGCAAGGCGTCCACAAATCAAAAGCTGCTGGACGCTGCAAACGAGGAGCTTCGAAGATGCCAGCAGCGCTATCTTGAGGGCATCGAGGTGAGCGCTGTTGACCTGCATGATGCCGGTATCGACGTAGAGCGTCTGGGCTGGATGAAAAAGACCCGCGTTATCTCGAAGCCCCACGGCCTTGATACGCTGCTCCTGCTTTCTAAGGTGGTTGAGCCACTGGACGCGCCGCAAAAGAAGCGTTTTACCTTCGGGACGAGCTTCTACTCCATCTCGGACTTGCAGGCCCTCAGCAGCCATAAGGCCTCGCTGGCTTACAGTATGTCCCTGAGCGCAGCGGGGTATCTGAACGGCGCAAAATAATAAACGCGTGTGCAACCCCTATAAGACCAACACCACCGCAGCGGCGGGCGCTGACTGGCTGTGGGACGATTTTTAATCTATGACGAGCCTACGGAGGTAAAGAACCTGTGAACAAGACTTTCGAAGAAAACATCAACGACGTCCGCACGGCAAGGCGGGGTGTCGAGGTGCGGGAGGCTATGGCTGAGAGCCTTGAGTATGTGGAGGGCTTTGCCTCCACCTCCACCCAAAAGGCAGAGGAGGCCGCAGCCAGCGCCGAAACTGCCGCCGAGGCCAAGGAAGCCGCCGCTGCCTCTGCTCAGACCGCAGAACGGCAGGCGGGTATTGCCACGCAGCAGGCCGAGGCCGCCGAAAGCTCTAAGACCGCTGCTGCCGAGTCTGCCAAGCGGGCGGAGCGGTTTGCCGTGGAGACCGAGGGACGTGTCACCACCGACAAAACCCTGACCGTCTCGGGCGCGGCGGCGGACGCTGCGGCGGTGGGCGACCGTATCAACGCCATTAAAATCGAAACCGACCCCACCCTCACCATCTCCGGCGCGGCGGCGGACGCAGCGGCCACCGGCGTACGCATCAAAATACTGGAGATGACGCAGGGCGTAGACGTGAACGGCATCACCTTCGTTTCGGCCTTCGACACGCTGGAGGGTGTGGCTCTGGAGGGTGTGTGGAACAAGGCGGCGAGCCGGGTGGAGTTTTGAGGAAGGAGGATTTGAATGCAGATCAAAGACTTAGCCATCGGCGACGGATATGTTTACCTTATGGAAGGCAGTAGCAAGGTAAAGTTTTACATGCTGGCCCACAACTATGAGTCCGGCCTGAACGGCAAGGGACGGACGCTGTTTTGCCGGGAGAGTCCGGTGACGAAGGGCGCACGAGCAACAGATAACCGCTCAGACAATGCTAATTGGCCCCTGTGTTTGGAGTGTTTATATTATAAAGCTACTTATTCGACCAACTTCACAACGACCGTGAAAAGCTGGATCGGAAGTACGAAAATCTATTATGACGAGTTGAATAATCCTTATAACAACAGTACCATTAATGGTATAAATCAGCGCAGTGCTAACTTTAGCTTTTTTGCAATCTCGTCAGCGGAATTGGGGACATCGAGATTTGGGAGTTATAGCAATTCGGACGGTACGACTCTTTCTACTGCAGCACGTACTAGATTGGCAGCCATATACCGATCTTATAGCACCGCCTTTTGGACAAGAAGTCCCGGACGAAACTATACGGATCACCGTACCGACAGCGACGGCGATTCTACGTATTACTTTGGCAATGGTTTGTACATACAGAGCGTAAGCGGAACGAGTTTCAGTCTTGCAGAGAGTTGCACTGGGTCTTTCGGTTATCTGCCCTGTTTCACCCTGCCGGAGACGCTGTACATTGACAAAGACGGCTTCCCGACTGTGAACCAGCCGCCTAAGATCACTTCCGATGTGGGCGAAAGCGGCGTGGCGCTGGGAGAGAAGAACGAGCCATTTACACTGCCCTACACCGTGACCGACGGCGACGGAGACCCCATGACCATCACCGAAAAGGTGAACGGCGTGGCGCTGGCCGTCCGCGAGAACGTGGCCTCTGGCACCGAACTCACGGTACAGCGTCTGAGCGAGAAAGCCCTGTTCCAGCAGATACTCAACGGAGAAAACACCCTGACGCTGGAAGCGGACGATGGAAAGACCACGACAGAGTGGACCGCTACCTTTACCAAAAATGTGACCCGTGCCGTCCTCTCGCTGGCCCAGCCCCTGACGGCAGACGACACCATCACCGTGGCTGCGCTGACACTGGAGGGCAGTTTCCCGGCAGACATGAGCCTGACCGTGGAGCTAACCAATAACGCACTGGACGATGCCCCCGTGTGGGAGACCTGCACCGACATCCAAAGCGGCAAAGCAAAGGCTTTCGCCCACCACAGCTTTACCAACAAGACCGCCGCCAAGGGAGCGGCCTTTAACTACAAGGTGACGATTACCCGGGGCGGCAGCGGCGTCGGCGGCAATATCACCATGATCGGAGGCGTCATCGGATGAGTCTGTACAAGATGGATAAGAGCCTGAAGAAACTCCACAGGAAGCTGGCAGAAGAGCAGAAACTCAGGGAGCTGCCCGGCCTCGTGGCAGAAATCGAAGACGCCCTGTGTGAGCAGGACATGGCATCGGAAGAGCGGCTGGCGGCTATCGAGGACTCGCTGTGCGAACTGGATGCCGCCGTCAACAAGTAAGGAGGTAGCATATGGATAAAATCTGGGCAAACCGGCTCATTGCCGGCACCAAGACGTGGGCAGAGATGCCCGCAAGCCGCCATGCAAGGGTGAAAGCGGAGCTGGCCAAACGGGTGATGGAGAGCAAGATCACCCCGGAGCAGTACCGGGAGATCACCGGCGAGCCTTACACCGCATAAGAGAGGAGCACGCTTATGATCGAACTCAGCGTATCTCTTGCCTCCAACGGCGCTGCAAAGCTGGCAGGCTATGAGCAGATGCTTCGCTTCGGCTACACCAAGAACCGGGGCGTGTACCGCCTTGCTGTCACCGCTTCCGGTGAGTGGGAAGGGCTGGCTATCCGCTGCTTCTGGCACGTCCCGGACGGCAAAGACCCGCTTTCCTCGCTGGTGGTGGACGGCTATGTAGACGTGCCTGCCAGCGTGACCGCACAGCCGGGCAACGGCTGCATCACTTTTGAGGGCAGCGACGGCACCAAGACCGTAACCAGCGCTGACCTGCGCTACCGGGTGGCTGCAAACTCCGGCACGGAGGACGGCACAGAGCCGGAACCGGGAACACCTGCATGGCAGGCTTTCGTGGATGCCGTGAAGGAATCGGCAGCATCGGCAGAGCAGTCCAAAACGGAAGCGCTGGACGCGGCAGAGCGGGCCGGGGCATCTGCCCAAAAGGCCGAGCAGGCCCTCTCTGACACCATCACCGCCAAAAATGACGCACTGAAAGCCATCGGTGACAAGCAGACTACAGCTACGCAGGCCGTGGATACGGCCCGGGACAAGGCTCTCCAGCAGGTGGAAGCCTCTACAGAAGCCGCCCAGACCGCCGCCAGCGAAGCCGCCGCTAGTGCGGGCAATGCAGACCAGAGCGCTCAGGAAGCCGCTGACAGCTTGCAGGAACTCAAGGACGGCATTGCAAACGGAAACTTCAAAGGCGAGAAAGGTGACAAGGGCGACACTGGCCCCATCGGTCCGGTCGGCCCGCAGGGAGAGCAGGGTCCTCAAGGCCCCACAGGCGCTACCGGCGACACTGGCCCTAAGGGCGAGACTGGGCCGCAAGGCAAGCAAGGCCCTCAGGGCATTCAAGGCGAGCGTGGCCCGCAGGGCGAAAAAGGAGAGACTGGCAACACGGGCCCGGCTGGCCCTGCCGCCACTGTCGCGGTCGGCACTGTGACCGGCCTTGGCGCTGGTGCCGCTCCGACCGTCACAAACTCCGGCAATGAGCACAATGCTGTGTTGGACTTTGGCATCCCCACCGCAAGCGCCCTTGACATCGCCATTGACGTTCTCTTTAAGCTCCCTCGCACCGGAAAGGTCTACACCGTAAAAATGCCGCGATTTGCGGCGAACCCCACCGTCAGCTGCGAGAAGCTGGACGACAACGCGGGACTTGTGTGCGAGCCGTCCACCGACACTGTCGAGGGGCGGGACGATTATGCCGACATTCCTCTTTTCAAGTGGTACAACTGCAATTATAAGAGGGATTCCTCCGGCCACGCCTACCCTACAGCTATCGAACATCTGAGCGACGATTACCGCAAGACTGGCACTGTGGACGTGGGCGTTATCCAGATGACTCCTTACGTCAGGTGGGACGACAGTGACCCGGATTATATCCTGTGGTCTATCACCGATTCTCCCCGTGATGGCTTTACCCCGTGGGCCGCTGCCAAGTCGGGTGACACCGTATATCCCTACGTCATCCACTCCAAGTTCTTCAGTGGCGTGGGTGAGGATGGGCTGCTGCGAAGCGTATACGACCTCGTTCCGGCACGCAACCAGTCGTACTACAGCCTGATTACAGACTACGCCAAGAAGGGCGCTGGCTATAAGGGCGCAGGCGGTGAACGGGTCGCGTGGCAAATCCTTTTTAACGCCATCAAGTGCGCTGTGAAATCCAGTCAGGAAAAGTATGCAGGCACTACGGGCTACAATCTCCAGTATCCCGCAGCTGTACAGCGAAGCGAGAAGCTGACCTACTTTCCTGTCACAGCGGCGCAGGCAAAAAACTTGCTGGTCGGAAGCCGGGTTTCTGTTGGATACGGTTCTAAGAGCAGCAACGGCACTGTCAATATCGACCGCAGCGGCGCCACCATGCACAGCTACGCCTCCGGCGCCAAAATCCTCAAAATCGAGGCCCTCGACGACACGACCAGCGCTGTGTATCTGGATTGCGATGCCTTTGACACGATGCCTGTCGCTCTGTCTGACACCCTGAACGCACCTATCACTCTGTCTACGATATACTGGTGCAACGGCACAACGGACGCGGTCATCGGCCACCATGATGGCAGCCCCGGCAGCAATACGGATGCTAAGCACCCCTATCGCGTGCAGGGCATCGAGTATGCTGTGGGCGGCTATGAAGTGCTCAGTGATGTGGTACTCGCCTTTGACGACAGTAACGGCAAGAACATATATGTCTGTCCTGCTGGCGTAGCGCATACCAAGACCGATGCGGAGATTCTGGCGAAGTATAAAAAGGTCGGCAACTTTCCTGCGGGTGACTTCTGGATTGGAGACATCGGCTTCGACCCGGAAACCTGCGTAACGTGGCCTGCAACGCAAGGCTCCGGAGATAAAACAGGCGTCGGCGACCGCGCCCATGGTGGTGGAAACGCAAGCAAGAACGCCCTGCGCGAATACTTGCAAGGCGGTGATCTCGGGCAGTGGTCGGGTGCTGGCGCTTCGCATGTGTATTGCTGGCGCTGGCTTGGGGGCGGGTACTGGCATTGCTTGGCCGCCGATTGACACTTTGCGTCGGGGGTGAATGCCGCTTGCGGCAGAGGGGGAAATCCCACTGAAAGCAATGCAGCATGAGACAACTATAAATGAAAGGAGTTGTAGCACATGAAAGCAAACTTCGATGCAGAGCAGCCCGCCGTCCGATCTGTACGTGACGGCCATACGCTGTATATTTTTATCTGTGTCAACGGCCAGTGGACGGAATGGAAGTACGATGAATCTCAGCCTGCACAGCAGGTGTGGGAATACGACTACCGGGAAATTGTGGCTGATGAGAGCAAAATCGACCTTGAGAAGGTGCGAGCTGCTCCTGAAAAGTATCTGGATTGGACAGAGCCTGTCGAGAAAACGGACGCCGAGAAAATTGCGGAGCTTCAGGAAAAGAACGAGATGCTTACACAATGTCTGATGGAAATGTCGGAGATTGTCTATGCATAAAATCACACAAAAAATCGAAAGGATGGTACTTATGATGGCTATGTTATGGGCACAGGAGATCATGTCCGCTGAGACTATGGAGGAGGCAAAGGCTCTGTATGAGCGCTGCCCCCGTCTGCTGAAGCCGAAGGTGAAGGACATTCTCATCAAGAGCGGCTTTGAGGAAATCGTAGGCGAAAGCAACGCCTGAGAAAGGACGTGGTTGTATGAGCTTTCTTGAGTTTTTGAGCAGCCTCTTTGCGGGCCTTTTCGGCCCTTCCCGCCCCTTCGCAGATGCCTCTCCCGAGGTGCCCACTGTGGACACCAAAACCTCCGCTCCTCCCGGCTGGGAGGGCGAGCCGCCCTACCGGTACATCGACGTGAGCCGGTATCAGGGCAAAATCACCCTCGACGGCTGGCGCAAGGTCAAAGCGGCTGGCTACAAGGGCGTCATGCTCAAGACGGTATCTACCAACAAAAATTTCTCCAAGCGGGCAGACGGCCTGTATATCGACCCCACCTTTGAAACCAACTACCGCAACGCCCGGGCTGCGGGTCTGGACGTGGGCGTCTACTACTACACCTACGCCACCAGCGAGGCGATGGCCGATGCAGAGCTTGCCCTGCTGCGGCAGGCGGTGTACGGCAAGGAGTTTTCTCTCCCCGTTTGCGTGGACGTGGAGGAGAACAAGCTCAAGAAGCTGTCCACGCTTGACCTGTCCAACCTCGCCGCTTACGCGCTGGAACAGGTGGAGAAGATGGGCTTTTACGCCCAGCTCTACACCTACACCGGTTACAAGTATGAGCTGGACATGGCGAGGCTGTCCTCCCGATGGGACGTCTGGCTGGCCGATTACACCGGAAAGGCCCCCAAAGTGAGCTTTAAGTACAATGCGCACCAGCACACCAGCAAGGGCAGTGTTCCGGGCATCTCCGGCAACGTAGACCTCAACGTAACCACCCTCAACTACCCCCGCATCATCAGAAAGAAGGGCCTGACCCGTCTCCGGGAGGGCGCATGACTAAAGAGCAGGCTCTTTTGTGGGTGCTGGGCGTTGTTGGCAGCGTGTGTGCAGGAGCGGTCACGCTGGACAAAGTCTTGGACATCATCCACAAGTACATCAAAAAGGCGCAGGCCCCCGACGCCGCGCAAAACCAGCGACTTGACGCTATCGAGCAACGGCTGGGTGCAGTCGAAAGCATCTCGTCTCAGCACGCAGCGGCCCTAAAACGCGACCTCACCCGCTTCGACGCGATCGACGAAGAGATTTGCTTGGCCCTTGATGGCGTGCGGAATCTTTTGGACGCTCAGCTCTCCGGGGACAATCACGAAGGGATGCAGAAAAGCAAGGCTAGCATCGACAACTATCTTTTGAAAGGAGTTACCAATCATGGAAGCAATCAATGAAATCTTGAGCGTCATCCCCGTTCCTGTGGCCGTCATCCTGATGCTGGGCGGACTCGTCTTCTACGTCATCGGCGGTATCCGTCTGGGCTATGGCGCGGCAGTCAAAAATCTGGTGCTCAATCTTATCACTCAGGCGGAGCGGGAGATTCAGGGCACCAAGCGCGGCGCAGAGCGCAAGGCGTGGTGTGTCAAAATGCTGCGTCTCTATCTGGACAATAGCAAGCTGGGCAGGCTGGTCTCGTGGGCCATCACAGAAGAGACCATGAGCAAGGTCATCCAGTTTTTCTTCGACCAGATGCGGAAGGCACTGCAAAAGCAGTAAGGAGGTTATCATGGCAAGCACTACATACGAGCAACCGTCGCGCTATTACTACGACCAGCGCGCATACCCGATTTTATGGCCCGCAGTGCGTGACAATTTTGCCAACGGCGGCAAGATGGGGCATTACCGTGCCGTGACCGCTCGAGTGCGTAACTCTGGACAGTTGCCGCAGCCCTTCTGGCTCGGTACTGCCCGTGGCGGCGGCTCGCGTAGTGCTGCCCGCTGCGCTGCAAGGACTTGACCGACAGCAGATGACCACCGCCATCAAAAACGCACCGCTTGGGAGGGTTGACCGTAAGATAGCCTTACTGCGGTATGTTGAGCGGCTCCCGCTGCCGGACATTGCAGCGCAGGTCCACTACTGCCGCCAGTCGGTTTCGGCCCGGCTGGACGGCATTGCAAAAGTTTTTGAGTAAAGCAAACCCCCGGTGTTCCGTTTTTGGAGCATCGGGGGTATTTTTTATGCGGACTGCTCAGCAGGGGCGGAGAGCACTTTGCGTTCCTTTGCTTTCTGCTCTGCCTGTTCCTTCACAGTCAAATAGCCATGGTCGTGCATCTGCTTGTAGATAAACGCCTGTCCGGTGCGGTTCCAGCGGGTGTTCTCTTTGGTCTCGCCGTTGCCTACCTCAACAGGAATACTCACTGTATAACCCTTGTCGATGTACTTTCGCTTTGGTATCCACTGTTTGTTGACCTTCTTCTGAATGCCCCATTCTTCCAGCAGTTTGTTGAGCTTGTTGGCGGTCATGCCAAAGTTGAGCGCGATCTGCGTCACAGTGAGCGTTTCATCACTCAAAAGCATATTATGGGCGTACTCGGCGGCGGGTTTGAGCTTGGCATTTTCCTTTTCAAGCTGCTTGGAGCGCTCCTGTTCCCTTGCAATGATGCCCTGCGCCATCACCAACGCTTTAGAGAGCGCCAGCTCTGGCGGTTCCGGTTCAGGTGTGGTCAGCTTCTTCTCCATCTCGTTAAAGGCTTGGATGTACTTCAGCTTCCACTCCATAGCTTTTGCACTCTTGTTGAAGCCCATAACCAACAGGGTAAAGCCATCCCGGTTCATCAGGTACATGGGGTAAGTTTGTCCATTCTGCGGGTGGACATACTCTGTCTTGAAGAACATGGGGGTGTCCCCATTTTTGGGGAGACCCTTCATAATGTCTTCGATGTCACGCATCACATGGTCGTGACGCTTCTCAAACTTTTCCGCAATGTCCAGACTGGACACCACAGCCTGCCCGTTCTGAGCGGAAAGAATAATGTCACTCATGCTGCACTCTCCTTGTTAATCTCCGCTTCAATGACTTCATCGACTTCCTTTTCCAAACCCGTGAGGGATGCAAACAAGGCCGTAATCAAAGAGTTGTACATCGGGGCTTCGTTCCAGAGCTGGCTCACAAGCTCGCTGGTGCGCTCCCGCTTGATCATATCGGTCTTGTGCGTTTCCTCAAACCAGTTGGCAAAGATGTTCAGTAGGTCGTGCATTACTCGGAGTTCGCCAGAAACAGCATCCAGTTCAAGCTCCACTTTCGTGATTTTCTTTTGCATTATAGAATACCTCAAAAATGTTTGTAAAACACTAGAGGTCGTGGTATAATAAATTTACCAGACCTCTGCGTTTGGCATTTGTAACTGTATCCCGGAACTTTCCACGGTGGCGGGGTACAGTTATTTTTTTGTGACCTCGGACTTTACTTTTTGAATACCTAAACGGATAACATCACTTCTTGTTTTGCCTAAAGCTTCGCAGCAAAGGTCTAAATCCTCTATGGTCTGCTTATCGGCGCGAATTTTAAGCTGTATATCTTTTGGGTTTTCTGTCTTGGGTCTGCCTGTACGGGGCGACATCAAATCACCTCCTGCTGTGTACACATTTATTATATCATGTGTACACAATAAGTCAATATCTTTTTCAAAATATTTATAGTTCGTAAAAAATAAGCGCTCACGCGGTGTTATGCCGTGTGGGCGCTTTTCTTTTTTGTCTTTCGTTTGACGTTCGTTTAACGCACGGATTCGGTAGAAAAGGTACTATGGGCGCAAAGGGAGGGGGAGCGCCATGTGGCACAGGTTCAACCCGAACCCCCAAGGAAACGGCGTGGGGGATTGCACCGTGCGGGCAGTGGCGGCAGCTACAGGCCAAAACTGGGAGCGGGCGTATATCGGACTTGCGCTTACTGGCTTTATCCTCGGTGATATGCCCAGCGCCAACCGCACATGGGGCGCATACCTCCAAAAACGAGGGTTCAAGCGCCGTTTGGTGGAAGCAGACTGCACCACCTGTTACACCGTGGCAGATTTTGCCCGGGAGTACCCGCACGGCGTGTATGTGCTGGGCTGCTCCGGCCACGTCCTGACCGTCATCGACGGCGTGTGGTGGGACAGCTGGGACAGTGGCGCGGAATGCCCGATCTACTACTGGTACAAGGAGGACTAAACGATGCCGTACAATCCATATGGCTACCAAATGCCAAACTACTACGGACAGCCTATGCCTGACCAGCTCACGCAGCTGCGGCAGAATGCCGGGTATCAGGCGCCCATGATGAGCCAACCGACAGGGCAAAGCTCCCCATCTACGCCTCCTATCATCTGGGTGCAGGGCGAAGAGGGCGCAAAAGCCTACATGGTAGCCGCCGGGAACAGCGTACTCTTGATGGACAGCGAGAACAGCGCTTTTTACATCAAGAGCACCGACGCCAGCGGGATGCCGCTTCCGCTCAGGGTCTTTGACTACAAAGAACGGACCACAGCGGCTAAGATGCCCGCTCAAGCTGTCCAACAGCCTGGCGGGGAGTTCGTCACCCGGGCGGAGTTTGACGCTTTGGCGGCTCGCTGCGAGGCGCTGGAAAAGCAAGAACCCACAAAACCTGAAACGGAGGTCAAGTAATTATGGCAAACCCTCTTTTTAATGCACTGGGCGGCGGCAAAGCATCCTCCATGCCCGGCCCTATGGGGCAGTTCGGACAGATGATGCAGCAGTTCCAACAGTTCAAGGCCAACTTTCAGGGCGACCCAAAGCAGGAGGTGCAAAAGCTCCTGCAATCCGGGCGGATGAGCCAAGACCAGCTCAACCAGCTTCAGGCAATGGCTCAGCAGTTCCAGCAGTTTTTGCAATAAGTCGTAACCGTGGCCACGGTTGAGATACACTTTTAATCAAAAATTCCGAAAGGAGTACAAAATGTCTCTTTCTTCTGACAACATCGGCCTGACTATGCCGGTGCAGCCCGCCAATACCAACAATGGCAATGGCTTTGGCTTTGGCGGCGATGGTTCGTGGTGGATCATCGTGCTCTTTCTTTTCATCTTCTGCGGCTGGGGCGGTAACTGGGGCGGCAATCGCGCCGGTGCCGGGACGACCGGCGCCGGCGTCGTGGATGGTTACATCCTGACCAGCGACTTCGCCAACATCGAACGCAAGATCGATGGCGTAAACAACGGTATGTGTGACGGTTTCTACCAGCAGGCACAGCTCATCAACGGCGTCCAGCAGACCGTGAGTAACGGCTTCATGTCCGCCGAAATCAGCCGTGCAAATCAGCAGGCGGCATTCATGCAGCAGCTGTTTGCTATGCAGATGCAGGCACAGGATTGCTGCTGCGAGACCCGGTCTGCTATCCAGGGCGTCAACTACAATCTGGCTACTCAGTCCTGCGAGACCCGGAACACCGTGCAGAACGCGACCCGGGACATCGTAGACAACCAGAATCAGAACGCCCGGGCTATCCTGGACGCTCTCACAGCTCAGCGCATCGAGGCAAAGGACGCCAAGATTGCGGAGCAGAGCCAGCAGCTCTTTGCGGCTCAGCTTGCAGCTTCCCAGGCGGCGCAGAATGAGACCCTCAAGGCATACATGAGCGGTCAGCTGGCCTACTACAACCCGCGTCCCGTTCCTGCCTTCCCGGTTCCTGCGCCGTACCAGTACGGTAATTGTGGCACCGGATGCGGCTGTAACGGCTGCGCATAACCAAATAATGGCAACTGACTACAATTTGTAGCCTGTTCAGCCCCTGAGCTGATTTTGCAAACCAGAGCGCCGGGGCAAAAGTCCCGGCGTTTTTTCTATGAAAGGAGCCGATAAAATGGCTGAATTTAGCAACTCCAACACCGTCACGGTGGCGGCGGGTGAAAACCTTCCCCTGACCGAGACCGCCGTGAAAGCCCCCGCCTGCATCATGCACCGTGAGGGCAGCGGCCTCGTGACCCTGCGCGGCCTGACAAACCAGTGCAAAGCCCGCTTCAAGGTGAGTTTTGGCGGAAATATCGCCGTTCCCACCGGCGGCACTGTGGGACCCATTTCCGTGGCGCTGGCTGTCGGCGGTGAGTCGCTGACCAGCGCGACCGCGATTGTCACCCCGGCGGCAGTCGAAAATTACTTCAATGTTTTCGTGGCTGCGTTCATCGAGGTGCCGCGTGGCTGCTGCGTGACCGTGGCGGTTAAAAACACCAGTACGCAGGCAGTCAGCATTGCAAACAGCAATCTGATCGTTGAGCGGGTAGCATAAGAAAGGAGATAAAATCATGCTGGATAAACTGAATCATCTGAAGGATGAGATGTGCGACGAGCTCATGGAGCTGACCGACAAAAAGAACCGATCCCCGGGCGATGTTGAGATGATCGGCGAGATCGTGGACATCATTTTGGACGTTCACCGCATCGAGGATTACTGCGAGGGCGGCGAGTACAGCCGTACAGGCGAGTGGGAAGCCGACATGCGCGGATCCTTCAACCGCGACGCCGGAAACGGTTACAACCGGGGCAACAGCTACGCCAACCGTGGCCGTCACTATGTGCGCGGACACTACTCCCGCACGGATGGCCGTGATCGCATGATCTCTGACATCGAGGACATGATGCAGGACGCCACCGGCGCAGAGCGAGACGCTTACAAACGCGCGGCGGACATTCTGCGCAACGCATAAGGGAGGAGGGCGGCAAGTATGGACATCGACGAGATCAACACCCATATCCACAAGCTGAAATGCGGATCGACGGACTGGCAGAGCGTGGAAAAACTTGCCGCCCTCTGCACCGTGAGGAATGAGCTGGAAGAAAAGCAGGCACCGGCAGAAATGCAGACTCAAGCGCTGCCTCCCGCGTCGTACCCGGCGGCATACTCCACAAAAGCAAATCCGCAAAGCGAGTTCGTGGAAGCGGCCAGCGCCGCGCCCTTTGGAGGCTTGATGGAAGTGCTTGATGAGCACATGAGCGCCATAAAGCTTGCATACCCGAAAGAGTATGAGTTGGTCATGCGGAAGATAACCGCATTGTAAAACGACACAAAATGTGTTATTTTTACATACAGCCAAAACTTGAAAAAACTGAATTTTTGAGCTTGATAAGCTAACACGTAACTAACAAATTTGACTTTATTCTCGATAAAACGTAAAATAAAACTGATTTGTAATCAGTGGGTTGCAGGTTCAACTCCTGTCACCAGCTCCAAAAACAAACGCGCGAACGATGAAAACAAATCGTCCGTGCGTTTTTCTTTTTGCTTGAAATGCTTTAAAATCTCCTGAATGAACGTGACAATCTAACAAACAATCTAACAAATCAATACTTCATCTTTCGCATTTCCTGCAACAGATAATCCGGGTCATTGTGGGAGACGTACTTGTTGGCTGTGGTGGAGAAATTTTTGTGACCCAAGATGGCCTGCACGGCGGTCTTTTCCAGACCGCACTCCACCATCTTGCTGCTGGCCGTGTGGCGCAGCGTATGCG